CAGAGTTCGTATTCTTCAGACTCTTATTGGTGGAGAACCAGAACAAAGATTTTTAATAATTAATCCAAATGGTGTTGACTATAGTTTTGCCAACAAAACACAAGTTGTTAAGGCAATTCGTGGACTATATAAAAATCAAAAGGAAGCACTACGAAAGCAACTGCTTGATTTAGGTTATATAACAGAGCGAGAGTTTGATACTCGTAGTGAAACCGCGCTTAATAGCGGTGTGTTATCTGCTGCCAATGAGTTTACAACAGAGGTTGTAGATGCTTACACCGTAGAAGGCACAACAAAGTTTCCTACATTTGACAAGTGGTTAAGTGGCAGACCAGCCGCTGCTGGTGATGGTGGTAAGAAAGACCTACCAGTCCGTGATATTAACCTTATGGACCGCGATGTAGTAGAGGCAATTGTTAGAGATGTCTACATGTCTGAACTACAAAAAGAAGTAGACCCAGGAATTATTAAAGCCAAGACTGACCGCTATATGGAGCAGATTAAAAAGGGTACTTTAACTACCATAAAAGAAGGTAGCAAAGAAGTAACTAGAACTTCAACGGTTCCTTTTTCTGAAGCACAGGTACGTGCTGAACTAGGTGAAGAGATACCAAAAGAAAATACTGTGGATTACAACAGAGCACAGAGTCTTAACTTTCTTACTTTTTTATCAGGATTGGAGCGTAAGTAAATGGCGGACTTGGCTACCCTTCAACAACAATATGATGATGAATTAAGAGCAATTAATGCTATGCCATCAGGGGCTGCAAAAACAAGAATGCAGTTGGATTTTGAAACCAAGTATCCTAATGGCAGGCCAACAAAAGTAGAAAGTACTGACAACGAAGGCGCAGCAGCAGCATTAGCATATGGCATAACAGAGTCTTTAATTACTGCCTTTCCAGAACTACGTCCTATCTACGAAAAGTTTTTGGCTAAGGATTATGCTGGTGCTAGATTAGATTACTTTGCAAGTAAGTACTATCAAAACCTAACTGATTCTGCCAAGACTCGACAGGGATTAAAGGCAACAGCACGTGGTCAATACGACCAACAACTAGAAGCATACCGTTTAAATCAGCGTAAGCGTTTAACTGCTAAGGGTATTAACCTAGATGATGAATCTTTTAATCTTTTTACAGAAACTGCATTTGATTCAGGGCTAGATGAAAATCAATTAGATATTAGAATTCTTAATTCTGGAAAGTTTGGGCCAATTGGTGGCTCTACACTTGGATTGGTTAATACACTTAAAGCCTATGCTGATGATTACGGTGTAAACAATCTATTAAACCAGTCGTTCTGGGACCAGAAGTCTATGGATTTATTTGCTGGCAGAATTACAGAGGATAACCTAGAGCAAGAAATTCGTAACCTATCTGCTAGTGCCTATGCTGCTTATGCACCTGGCATTATGGCTGGTCGCACCCTTGCTTCACAAACATCTGCAATTAAACAAACATATGCAAACCTATACGGTTTAGACCCAGATGCTGTGTCTTACGATACCCCAAACTTTATGAAGTTGCTTCAATATATAGACCCTAGAACTAAGCAACCAGCACCTATTCCTTTATGGGAAGCAGAAAAAATTATTAAATCTCAAGATGATTGGTTGTATTCAAAGCCCGCTCAAGACCAATTTAACCAGGTTGGTGTTGGAATCCTTAAAGAATGGAAACTCATTTAATGGCTGATGCAAGCGTTGCGTTAAGAAAACTTCAGTCAGGTCAACCATTAACTGATGCAGAAAAGAAAGTTCTTGGAATATCTGTAACTGTTGTTGCCCCTACTCCTACTCCATTATCTAGTGTTGCAAATGATTTTATGGAAGAGGCTATTCCTTTAAATGTTAGGGGAAGTACGGGCGGAACTTCAACTGAAGCATCTAAAATAACACAGGCTGAAATGACTGCTGCTTCTATTGCTGCTGCAAGAGAACTAGCAATGACACCTTATACAGAACTTTCTGCAGCCGAACGTGCTGCAATGAGTCAAGCAGAAAAGACTGCTTATCTTAAGGCAGCCCGTGAAGAAAAAGAACGCCTTGATGCAGAGGAACGCGCAGCATCTAATCCAATGTTTGACTTTACCAACCGCCCTGATGCTCCATCTGACCCAGATGGTAATTTTATTAATTATTACTCTTGGGTTGGTGGAGTAAACTCTGGTGAATGGAGACTTTATCGTGCACCAAACACTTCAGAAAATGTAGCAAAATATGGTTCTCGTTCAATAGGTGGTGAAACTCAAGCAACTCCAGATAGTGCTGTTGGTGCAAATGCTTTAATAAAACAACCACGGCCTCTTAAAGATTCTAATGGAAATATTATTAGTTGGTTTGTTGAAGGTGATGATAGAACAACAACCACTACAACAACTAATCCTACAACTACTACAACTACTACAACAACTAATCCTACAACTACCACTACAACAACTAAGCCTACAACTACTACAGTAACTACTAATCCTACTGTAAGTACTACTACAACTACAACAGTTCCAACTGGATTAGATGCTCAAACTACAGCATTGATTCAATCTTTGCAAAATCAAATTGCATCATTGACCAAACAGGTTACTAGTACAACAACAGCAGCAGCAGAACAAAAAGCACTTGATGAAAAAATACGTAAAGAAAATGCGCTTGCTAGTTTAACTTCTACATTTACTAAATATAACTTGCAGTCTTTAATTCCAAAGATTAAAGAACTAGTTATTAATGGTGCAACTGAATCTACTATTGCTTTAGAATTAGCAGAAACTCCTGAGTATAAGCAAAGATTTAAAGCAAATCAAGAGCGCTTAAAAAAGAACTTAGCAGTATTAGACCCTGGTACTTATATTGGTATGGAAGATTCATACCGCCAAGCATTACGTGCATATGGCTTAAAGCAATTTGATACTGATGATTATGTATCTCAGTTTATTGCTAACGATATTTCTGCTAACGAGTTGTCTAACCGTATTGTTACTGCTGTTCAGCGTGTGCAAAATGCTGACCCAGCAATTACTAAGCAGTTACGAGACTTTTATAACATTGGTCAGAATGACCTTGTTGCCTATGTTCTTGACCCTAACCAGCAATTCCAGAAGATTGAACGTCAAGTTCAGGCTGCTGAGATTGGTGTTGCAGCAGCCCGTCAGGGTATTAATGCTGGCGTTCAGGTTGCTGAGCAATTGGCTGCACAAGGAGTTACTCAAGCACAGGCACAAAAGGGTTATTCAACTATTGCAGATATCCTGCCTGATGCTAAGAGACTATCTGATATCTACGGTACAACCCTTGAAGGTTATGACCTTGGACAGGCAGAGCAAGAAGTATTTAATCAACTTGCCTCTGCTCAGCGTAGACGTCAGAAGTTAACTCAGCGAGAAATTGCAGCATTTGGTGGTTCAAGTGGAACTAACAAAACAAGTCTTACTACATCAAGCGTAGGACAAATCTAAAATCCTGACATGGACCTATCGGCCCCATGCAGCGTAATAGACCGATAGTAGGAGCCAGCCAGTTTCCCCGAACTGAACTGTGGCCTGCGAACTAACAACGAATAGAAGGGTGGGTTGCTATGAGCAACAACAACTGGGATGACGAAGACGATGACTTTGATACAGACATCGATAACTCTGACGGAAGTGACTTGGTAAAGAAGTTACGGAAGGCAAAGCGTTCGGATGAAAAACGTATTAAAGAACTCACAGAGCAACTTGAGGTATTTTCCAAGGCGCAGCGTGAGTCAACCGTTAAAGAAGTCCTTGAAAAGAAGGGCGTAAATACTAAAGCAGCACGGCTAATCCTAAAAGATATTTCCGAAGTTAATGAAGAGTCAATTAATAATTGGCTATCTGACAATGGAGATTTAATTGGATATAAGCCTCAGTCAAATAATGACGACACTAATCTTGCGGCATTACGTCAGCAAGACATTGTCACGCAGCAGGGTATTTCGCCAGATAAAGCAAATGATATGAACGCTCGACTAAATGGCAATTTTGAGAGCGCTGAAGATTTTATTGCTTTTCTTCAATCGCAACAATAATATCCGTTCATAGTCAAGGAGACTAAAAAACATGGCAAACGCATATACAGATACCTCGAGCGGTTCGTTCGGCGGTACAGTAGGCGGCGCTGGTCTCGTACAAAAGGCGTATGACCGCCTTCTCGAGTTCGCTCTCCGTTCAGAACCCCTAATTCGTTCTGTCGCAGATAAGCGCCCCGCACGTCAAGCAATTCCAGGTTCAACAGTAGTTCTACAGAAGTACGTTGACCTTGATGCAGCAACAGGAACACTAACAGAGACAGTTGACCCAGATGCAGTAGCACTGACAACACCAACCTCTATCACAGTAACACTTAATGAGTACGGTAACGCAGTTCTAGTAACTCGCGCATTGGAACTCTTCTCACTTGCAGATGTAGACCCAGCAATTGCTAACATCATTGCATACAACCTTGCAGATTCTATCGACACAGTTGCAATGACAACTTTACGCTCAGGTTCAAACAATATCTTCGCAGGTAACGCAACAGCAGTTGCTAACGTTGATGCAGCAGATACACTAGACTCAGCAGACATCCGCAAGGCTGTTGCTAAGTTGCGTGCTAACAAGGCTAAGGGCCGTCGCGGAAATGCATACTGGGTTGGTATTCACCCAGAAGTTTCACACGACCTTCGTGCTGAGACAGGCGACCTAGGATGGCGCTACCCACAGTCACAGTCTGCTTCAGAAGCAAGCAAGATTTGGGCTGGAGAAATTGGTGAGTACGAAGGCGCGTTCTTCGTTGAGTCATCACGTCTATACAATGCTAAGACAGGTGCAGACCAGTCAACACTAGCAACAACAGCAGTAACAGTAGCAGGAACATCAGCAGGATTTACATTCGGCGTTGCTTCATCTGCAGTTATTGCAACACGTGCTGAAGTTGGTGACAAGATTGCAGGAACAGGTATCGCTTCAGGTGCAAAGATTACTGCTATCACTACATCAGGTTCAACAACTACATTTACTGTAGACACAGCAAACACAGCAGCAGTAACAGTTTCAACAACTGTAACTGTAACTCCAGTAACACGTGTATTCAACACAATCGCATGTGGTTCACAGGCAATGGCAGAAGCCGTAGCGGAAGAACCACACGTAGTTATTGGTAACGTAACTGATAAGTTGATGCGTTTCCGCCCAATGGGTTGGTACGGCGTACTTGGCTTCGCAGTCTACCGTGATGAGGCTCTATACCGAATCACATCTGGTTCATCAATCGCTGCTCTCTAGTAGTTAATTGACTGTAGGGCTGGGGCAACCCAGCCTTATGGTGAGTCCACTAAAGGAGGATGAATGTCTAACTGGTTATTTAAAACACCAACAGTTGAAGAAGGTCCTGCTGGCATGCACAGACTGTTTGAGTTTTATAAGTTGGACCGTGGTATATCTATTGTATTAGATACTAATGGACAGTACCAACAGATTCGTTATCCACTTGATTCTGATTTACCTGAGTATCCAGTTGTCTATCGTGGTGGCTATGCCCATACAGTAGATGATGCTACTAAAGCAGCACTTATTGCTGGTGGTGTAGGAGTAACGGAAGCAAACTTTACAGAACTATGAGCCTACATCAGATACAAACACATCCTGAGTATGTAGAAGGTTGTTTTGGGTGCAAAGTTATGACCCTTGAACTAGGTACAGGTGATGCTGACTCTCGTCGTCAAAGGCCACAAAAAGCATTTAACCAAGAACTAAATGCTTACAGTGAGGCTAGAGCACGGGGTATACAACCTGGCGGTACATCAATGCAAAAGATTCGTGAAGCCGAAAAGGCTTCCGAAGTATTAGGTAGACCATATAACTCGAACACAATGCCTGATGCAAATAAAGTAAACAAATCAACCGTAGCAGTAATGAAAGAGATAGGACAAATATAATGCCAATGGTCGGAAATCAAGAGTTCCCATACACACCAGCAGGTAAGAAGGCAGCCAAGAAGGCTGCTAAGAAAATGGTTATGAAGAAGACTGCAAAGAAGATGGCTATGAAAAAGATGGGCAAGAAGAAGTAAATGCCAAAGATGCCTAAGCAATTAAATAAATCTAAAAGTAAAACACCAGCAGAAGTTAGAGACATTCAAACACGTATTAAACCACGCAAACTTACAAAATTTGAAGAGTTGCTAATTAAGTATAAAGGTGACATTACAAAGATTCCTGGCTGGCAGGGCGGAAGAGGAACAGAGTAAAAATGGCAGACCCTAGACTAAAGCGAGCAGGAGTGTCAGGCTTTAACAAGCCTAAGCGCACACCAAGTCATCCAACAAAATCACATGTAGTTGTGGCCAAAGAAGGTAACAAGGTTAAGACTATTCGCTTTGGTCAACAGGGTGTGACTGGTGACAGACAGCCTTCAAAGCGTCAAGCATCATTTAAGGCACGTCATGCTAAAAACATCGCCAAAGGCAAAATGTCTGCGGCCTACTGGGCGGATAAAGTTAAATGGTAGCAAAGAAAAAAACTAAATCTAAAGTTAATGCTGCAGGTAATTATACCAAGCCAGGTATGCGTGCCGCATTGTTTAAAAAAATTAAGGCTGGCTCTAAGGGCGGAGACCCTGGAGAATGGTCTGCTCGTAAAGCACAATTACTTGCAGTTCAATACAAAAAAGCAGGCGGAGGATACAAGTAATGGCTCTTGCTAAGTCACAACAGTCTCTTAAAAAGTGGACTGCACAGAAGTGGAAGACTTCTGATGGTAAGCCATCTAAAGGTAAGAAAAGATATTTACCAGCAGCAGCATGGGCTGCATTAAGTCCTGCTGAAAAAGCAGCAACCAATAAGGCTAAGGCTGCTGGCAATGCAAAAGGTAAGCAGTTTGTAAAACAACCAAAGTCAATAGCAAAGAAGGCTGCGAGGTTTAGATAATGGCAACAGGAGTAGCAGGTAGCACATTTGCTGACGAGTTAAATCGTCTTGCAAACGGTGGAACATACCCAACACCAGATGCATACCAGTCCGAACAAGGTGCAGCAAACAACTATGCTGATACTAGCGGCTTAGGCATTATAGCAGCACTAAACATTAAAGCCAGTGCTAGCCGTCAGCCTAATGATTATAAGATGCTAAACGCTATCTGCAATGAATTAGCAGGAACTACTGGACTATCAGCCGTTGTTGCATTAAGGAGCATAGACCTATGACAACAACATTGACACAGATGATTGATGAAGTGCTTATCAATCTATCGGGTTACACATACCAGCAAGACCGCTCTACCTATCTTAGAACTGCGGTTAGTACTTTAACCTCACCAAGTACTGCACCTACAATCTTGTCTCTTGGAGACACTAGCAATGTAGGTAAAGGCGTGCTTGAAATTGATGAAGAGTTAATGTGGGTTGATTCATTTGACCGTGTTGGTAATACAGCAACAGTTGCCCCTTATGGACGAGGCTATCTGGGAACAGATGCTGCCACCCATGCTGCAGATGTAAAGGTTACTATCTCACCTATTTTCCCGCGCTATGTTATTAAGAAGGCTATTAACGATACTATTGAAGCAGTTGGTTCTGCTATCTATGCAGTTAAACAAACATCATTTGTTTACAATGCAGCAGTAACAACTTATGAGTTCCAAGATTTAAACATAGAAAATATTCTTACTATGTCGTGGCAAGATATTGGTCCAACAAAAGAATGGATTAGAGTTCGCAGATGGACCTTTGACCCATTGGCTGATAGTGCAACATGGGGTAGCGGTTCACAAACTGTAACTATTCATGATGTTATTATTCCTGGTAGAACTGTTAAGGCTATGTATGCTACACACCCATTACCTTTTACAAGTAACTCACAAGATTTTTCTACACAAACTGGATTATCAAATACAGTTAAAGATGTAATTATTTTAGGCGCAGCCTACAGATTGCTGTCTTATCTTGACCCAGCCCGTGCTGCTCAGTACAGCCCACAGTCTGATGAGATTGACTCTAAGCGTCCGTTTGGTGCATCCAATACAGCAGTGCGTCAAATCTTTGGACTATATCAACAGCGTCTTAATGAAGAAAAGCAAAAGCAATTAACTCAGTACCCAACACGAGTTCACTACAGCCGATAGGAATATAAATGACAACTAGAAATTACTCCTCAC